TTATGCGGCGCGGTCGAGGCGTTGTTTGATGGCGCTGACGCCGATGAGCGCGCCGGCGAGGATGCCGAGCGCGTTGAGCGTGATAACTATCGCGTCCACGTGAGGCCAGCCCCATGCGGGGCCGACCGTGTTGACGAACAGGGCGAGTGCGGGCAGGACGATGAGGCCGAGCCATTTGAGGATGTCGTAGACGCGGCTGGGGATGAGCCAGTCGGGCACGTCATGGGTGACGTCGGCCGTCTCGGGCCAGTCGCTCACATCGACGCCGGGAAGCGTTTCGCCGGTGTCGGTCGTGTTTTTGTTGTCGGTCATGTTTTGCTCCGATCAAAAAAATGGTGGTGATGCCGCCATCAGGGGAGTGGTGGCGGCATCGGTTGAATCTCAGCGGCAGGTCACCACGTCACCGGGATAGTAGACGTTGATGTTGCCGGAGGGTACCGTGCATTGGCTGACGCTGTAACCGTGCGCGGTGGCGAAATCCCACACGGTGTCGCCCCACTGGAGGACCTTGGAGACCCCGGTGGACGATGCGGGGGCGGCAGTAGAGCCGCCGCCGTAGGTGACGACATCGCCCACGTAGTAGCGGTTGATGTCACCGCTGGGCGTGTGCCATGCGGACAACGGCCATGCGTTGTAGGCTACGGCGAGTCCCCAGATGGTCTCGCCCCACTGCATGACGTGGCTGATGCCACCCGTGTTGGTGTTGGCCGGGGGAGTGCTCGGCTGCACGGGCGCGGGCGTTGCCGGGGCCGGGGCTGTGGAGCCGGTGGGGTTGGCGTACAAATCCCACTGCCATGCCTCGCCACGGAACACGTTGAGGTCGATGGGACTCCACGTGTTGACGACACCGGTGCCGCTGTACTGTCGCATGGCCTCGCCGTACGCGCCGATCATCCACGGATTGGCCTGATAGCCGGTCGGGCTCATGTTCGCGTATTGGGCGATCCACAAACCGTATCGGTCGCGGATGTCCTGCGGGATGGTGCCGGCGACCGGGCCGGTGTACAGCAATGGGCGCACGCCGCCCGAAAGCCGTTCGCACTCATTCATGAATCGGCGTACCCAGTCCCAGTTGCCCCATGCGGGGTTGTCGTCCATCTCCCAGTCGAGCGCCACGATGCCGTGACGCCAATAGTTCGACGTGTTCCGGTAGAAGAATTGGGCTTCGGCCTCCGGGTTGCCTCCCATGGCGTAGTGATACAGGCCGAATTTCTTGCCGGATTCCTGCGCTTGGGCGATCATGCGGTTGGCGTCCGTGTTGACGCCGGACACGAGACAGTTGTTATACACCTGTCCCGTGCCCCATGTGGTGCCGACGACAACGAAGTCGGCCTGCGTGTTGGCGATGTCGATGCCGCACTGCCAGTTGGACACGTCGATGCCCTGCATGTCGGCCATCGCCGCCGGGGCGAACGCCATGGAGACCGCCGCGACGAGCGCGGACAGCGTCACGCCCACGCGCCGGTGCAGGCGTCCGTGTTTCGGCTTGCCTTTGTTGAGGATTCCCACATCCTCTCCTTCCCGCCCCGAGTCAAGGGGCAATAGAAAAGCCATCCCGGAATGGGATGGCTTTGAAAACCTGTGTGAAAATCAATGCCTGTGCGCGCCATGATTGAATATGATGATGAGCGCGAGCAGTAGCAGGTATATGCCGCCTGCGATCATGAGATGCGTCATTGCCGGTCCTCCAAGTATTTTTCGGCGGCGTTGACGATCCAGCATTGCGCGTCGAGTTTTTCGAGTTTGTCGAGCTCGTATCGGACTGCCTCCGAATGGTCGTGCGACTGGTCGCCGTAGATCAGGCTGATGATCGTGTTCTTGATCGTGTCGCGGCACAACTCGTCCATACGGTCGTCGAATTTTTCGGTGCGCTCTCCAAGCATTCTGGTTTTGGCGAAATGCTGCGAGAGCGGCGAATCGTAAGGCAGGCGTTCCGGCTGCACGTGCGAATACAGGCCGGTCGCCAACGCCTCCAACGCGCCAGGCCAGACTCTAAGTCCGAGCGTGATGAGGGCGCACGCGCCACCCACCCCACCGAACCCGGCTAGAAAATTCTGCAGCACATTACATCTCCTTATGGGAAAGCCCCGCACGTGGCGGGGCTGTGGTTGGTTTAATACGGGTGGTCAACGGCGGCGAACACGAGCGGCAATCCGGCGTTCTGCAGCAGGGTTATGAGCGAACCGTCATTGAAACCACACAGGCGGGTCAGCACCGTCACGCCAACAGGTATCGGCACAGTCAAGTTGTTCCTGGTGCCGATGAGATACGAGCCGTCCTTCTTCTGCCACGCAACGTTAGCCAGTCCATCAGGCCTTGGTTCTGGCGGATACAACCAGCCAGTATCTTCGCCGGTGACGGTTATCTCACAGCCCTCGTCGGTGATCTTCGACGAGGCGTTCTTATAATTCGGAGTCCACGGAGCGACCGGATCACGGTCCTTCAGGGTCGGCGGATCGTAGAGATTCCTGATTCTCACGCGGCCACCCCCAAACTGATGAGGGCTAGTAGATTGCCGTATCCTTGTCGAAGCAGTTGACGCCGACCGTCTGGAGGACAGTCCAATCGTCGTCCGAGAAGATTCCTCGGCATGCGAGCAGGACCTTCGCACCGGCGCCCATGAGCAATCCTTTGGTCCACAGGTTTTTGTTCTCCGTGATTGCCAGACTGCCGGTGAACGTGACAGATGTCGTCGGCTCCACACGCCCCTGCACATCCTCGATGACAGCCGAACATATGTATCCGCCCGTCAGCGGTGGAAGGACGATGTTGCCCCACAACCGCAAGAGCTGATTGTCCTCGGTCGCCGTGTAGGTCTGCCCTTCCACGGTGCCGGGGAATGAATTGCCGTTCGATACGATGGTCTTGGTGGCTTTCGCCTGATTCCGCACGATCATCGCCGACCACCCGCCTTGACGGGGCTAGTACGGCGCGTTCTGCGCGGTGAAGAAGCCAGGAAGCCCCCCCGAAGTGAGAGCGTACGTGTCGGCGCGCTCCACGATGACATTGCTGATTGTCACACCGGTCTGGAATGCCCGAATGCGAACACGGTCTGGCTTTTTGAATGTGAAAGTCGTCTGGACGTGACCAATCTTGTCGGAAGAGAAAAGGGGGTTCTAGCCAGAATCGAACAACATTACATTAATGCCGGTTTGAGTCCCACTGTTTTGAATGTCAGCCGCGAAAACATAAGTGCCAGCCTCAAGATTGTCGATTGCGACATCATAATCGCCGTGCGTGATGTCGCCTGTCCCATCATTGACCAATGGCGTCAATGGTGACGGATACAAGTTAATCCTCTGCATGATTCTCCAATTCCTTTCCCGTCAAAAGCTTCCAACCATTCCATTCCTTGCGCCATATTTCGCGGATACGGTCGATAAGGAAGCACATCACGTTCGCATCATCGCCGACTGCGCCGGTGTAATACTTGAGGCCATTGTGGAGTTTTTCGGTGCGGCACCACAGGCTGCCGACCGGAACCGTCGAAGGCTGGTCGGGCTGGACGAGAATCTGCTTCGCGCCCAACGTCTTGCCGCCTTCGCCAATCGACACGTGGCAAGCGTGGAACGCATTCTGTTTGAGGACGGTGAGGAAATTCGTGGTGTCGGAAACGAAGCTCACCGTGCCGGCATTGATGCTCGCCACGGTGGTATCCGCCGTGGAAAGCGTCAAGGACGCGTCCTCGATATGACCGTCGGCGAAAACCTTCTGCGCGGCCACCTTGACCTCGGGATGGTCGGCATAGAGTGCCTGAGCCTGGAAGTCCACCGGTTTGAGCCACACGTCCACAAGTGTTTCGGCGGCGGGCGGCCACACCTGCACGCCGTTGTAGAGAGCGTTCAAGAAGACCGGCTGGCCGTCCGCGTCGATGACTGGTTCGCCCACTCTCGCGCCGTTCAATAGCACGACCATTGTCAGGCCTCCTGCGAACCGTCGGCTGCGGCATCCGTGGTGTCGGGCGTGGATTCGCCCGTGGTCTCGGCCTTGTCATCGCCGGTCGCATCCGAAGCCTTGTCCTTCACGCTCTTCACAGCCTCGTCAATCGCCGTCAGAGCCTCATTCGCATGGGATTCCACCACGGCCTTGGACTCGCTAATGCTATCGGCGACGGACTGCACCGCTGCGACGTTGGCCGACACCTGAGCCGTCTGCTCCGACACAGCCTGCACGGCATCCGCAGCCTGCACGCTCGCCTCCTGCGCACCGGCAGCCGAAGCCTGCGCCGCATTAGCCGCCTGAGCAGCCGCAGCCGACTGCGACTCCACCACGGCGCGAGTATCAGTCAAATCCTCCAGAATCTGGGAAGCCACCGTCTTAGCCTGACCCTCCGGATAAAACACCATCTGACCCGGATTCGCCGCCGACATGGCCTGCGCCTCCTGCAAGCTGGACGCCAGCAGATACGTCAGCGCCGCACCATTGTTAAGCGCCGGAGCCAAAGTACTCGCATCCACATCGACCAGATCGGCGAACGCCACGGGCGTACTCGAATCCGGCACCTGCACGCATCGGACGAAACGCCAAGCATCCGGCGATTCGCCCACCGTCACCTCATACGCGAACGTGTTATCGGTCGGCGGCACCGTAACGGTCGCTGTGCCATGCTCGTCCAGTCTCACCTCGAACGAGTCGCGCACCACGATGCGCTTGCCGCTGTTGAAACGGCTCGTCGGAACGACATGAACCGTCTCACCCGCCAAGTCAGCGATACCATCCGCACTCGGATGGCCGAAATCAAACTTGATCTGAGTCAAAACATCCTCCTAAAAACAGGGATATGGAACAATGAGAAAACCCACACACACGTCCACCCAACAACAACACGACGATGTGTGGGATTATCCAACGGAATTGGAAAGGAACCAATGCTTTTCGACACATTCGCAACCACCGTTTGGAAACCCTCATGTGCGAAACTCCGCGAATGCACCAAAGTAGGCTACGAAAGCGCCCTGAACTGCCATATCCTCCCACAATGGAGCGGAAGGGACATGGACGCGATCAGCGTGGCGGACATCGAATCATGGTTGGACTCCTTCGACAAGCCGGGAGCGGCACGCAAGGCCTACGCGGTGTTCCGCGCGATACTGCGACTCGCGTTCAAACGCGGTTTAGCCGACAACGACGTGACCAGACGCGAGATACGCCTGCCGCACCTACGACACTATGAGCCGCAAGTACTGTCAGCGTCGGAAGTCCGACGCCTGTTGAAAGGCTTCTACGGGCACCAGCTCGAAGCGTGGCTATTGGTGTCCGTGTGCGCCGGATTGCGACGCTGCGAGTCGGTCGGCTTGGAATGGGCCGACTTGGATCTGCGTCGCGGCACCGTCACGGTGAAAAGGTCGGTGCAATGGGTGGCAGGCCATGAGACCGTCACCGAACCGAAGACCGATCTGAGCCGACGAACCGTCGCATTGCCACGGTTCGCGGTCAAACGATTGGCGGAACTACGCCACGGCACGAAGACCGGCCGACTGGTCGGCAACCTGAACGCGAACCAAGTGGCAAACCACTACCGCAGTTGGTGCAAGCGCATGAAACTCCCCTGCGTGCCGCCACGCAACCTACGCCACACGTTCGGCACGTTGGCGATCAAGGCCGGAACCGACATCAGCGTGGTCGCACGACAGCTCGGACACTCCGACATCCAAACCACGGCCAGATATTATTTGAAGCCCGATCTGAGCGTCCTCAAGGACATGCAGAAAGCATGGCAGAAACTCATATTGACCTGCTGATAGCATTCCGTAACCCTGTATAACGCGAGGGGCTTCACGGTCATCCGTACCGGCATGATGATGCTGGTCAAATATTCCGGCAATATCGGTAATGGCAGTTGGGATTCAGTGCAATGCGAATACGTGCTGCCCGCCGAATTGCGCCCGCCTGTCGAGGTCAATGGAATGGTGTGCGTGTCGAACGGGCAGACGGCGAGAATGCTCAGCGTCAAGCCGGATGGAATCATCCGATGCGCGAACATGGGAGCCGCTGGCAGCAATCAGATTTGCGTCGGCTCGCTCTGCTATCCGATCCCATGA